AGAAGAACATGAAGAAAAAGGAGTTCTAGAATTTTCTTCACTTTCTAGTAAAAAAAAAATCAATTTTTTAAAAGAAAAAGTAGAATTGAATAATGATATCTTTGATGAGTGTATAGAAAAGTCTATAGATATTTTCACAAAAGATATTAGTGGCCAATTAAAAGAAAAGTTATTAAAAGTTAAAAAACCTATAGACATTGAAAAGATAACCTTAGATTTTAACTTATTAAAAGAAAAATTAATATTATCACACCTAAAAGGATTTATTGACGATTCTGAACTCAATTTAAATGAGTTTTCAGATGATGATGTAGATCCTTTTAATTTGAAATATGAAAAAGCTATCCAATATTTTCTTAATAAAAAACCTGCTTTAATTGATGATTTAGAAGGAATAAATAATAAAGTCCTGGAACAAGTTTTCTACATTAAGAGAAGTACAGAAATAGAAACTACTAAAAAGTTATACTCCTCTCTTCTTAGCAACATGGAAGAGGGAAAAACATTTAAGAATTGGTTAGGTGATAGTGAAGAAGTATTAAATAAGAGTGGACTTCTTAATAATCCTTACTATTTAGAAATTGTTTATAGAAATAATATGAATTCAGCATATAATGCTGGAGCTTTTCACAACCAGGAGCTAAATAGAGAGAATAAACCTTATGGCCTATATGATGCTGTAGGTGATAATAGAACCTCTTCAATATGCAAATCACTAGATGAAAAAGTATATCCATTGGATCATGTGTTTTGGAAAAACTATCTTCCACCAAATCATCATTATTGTAGATCAAGAAGGATCACTTTATCAAAAGAAGAAGTTAAAGACTATGAATTTAAAATTAGTAAAAGTATTACAAAAGATATTAAAGGTTTAAAAGATAAAATGGGTAATTTCTATGGAGATCACTTAACTGGATTAAGAAAGTTAGTGAAAGCAAAAGAAAAAGAGTTGTTGAAATTGAAAGCACTTGATAAAAATGGTATAATCAAAGAAGAACCTAAAACAAATAAAGCTTTATATAAATTATCAAATAAAATGTCTCAAAAAGCATTTGGAACACAAATTTTAAAGAATATAGGATTAGAGGATTTAGAAATCAATATTAAAAAAATGTCATCTAGAGGTACTTGTCAACTTTCATTTAGTGAATTTTTAGATAAAAATAATAATCCAGCTATGAAATTAATAATTAAAAATTATAATTTACAAAGTAATGATAAAAGACCTATGATTTACAAAAGAAAAACAGCTTTTCATGAAGCTTATCATGCTTTAGGGCATAATCAATTAACTGATTTTATACAACGAAGAACGCAATTTCAAAAATGGGCTTATATGGATGATGTTTTTGCTGAAAGTTCAGCTCATTATATGATGAAAGCTTATGGAAATAAAATTCCTATTTGTCCTGCTTATTCAGAATACTTAATTGAAACTTTGCCAAAATTAAAAAAATTACCTAAATTTAGTAATTGCAAAACAATTGAAGATTTTGGGAAAATAGCCTGGGAAGAAAGAATTCAAGGCGGAGGTTCTAAATGGGGAAACTTAATCAGTGATTTAAAGAAAATTAAGATAGATAAATATGACTATAGTAAACAATATTTGCCTTATTTAGAAAAAAATAAAAATAAAATTTTTGCTTTAGTATATAGAAATCAATCTTCAAGTGATAAAAAATTCTTAATGGATTTGATACAATCTACAATTAATGACTTTAAAGAAAATGTTGAACTTGATGGTAATCAGGAAATATGTTTTGATATGATTATTGGAAGTGCTATGAAATTGAAAGGGGTGATGTAAAATGTTTATTATGCCTGGATGGATAAAGAATAAAAAGAATGAAAAACAAATAAGAGAAATCTTAAACTCTTTAACTACTAGTTTAGTTGCAGAGGGAATAAATGATAATGACTATGAAAATTCTATAAAGAAATTAAATGAATTAGGAGAAACTATTATCATTGAAAAATTGGAGGAAGGTTATTTTGGAAAAGAATAGTTTTAATCTAAAATAGTCATTTATAATATTAGCAGCTTAACCATAGAGTAAAATCTATGGTTTTTTTATATACAAAATTAAAAAAAGGAGGTAATCAATATGACTTATGCAGGATACACAATACTTTTTATTTTGGTAATAAGAGGAATATATGGATTTAGGCAAGATTATTTAAGATATAAAGGAAGATAGCTATGATTAAAATGAAAAATAATTCAAAAATAGTTATATCAGGAATCAAAGATTTAGAACTGAAGGCCATTAATACTGGTCCTCTTCTTTTAAAAATAGCCGAAGATATGAAAACTAAAGTTGATATGAGATTTAGGCAAAGTAAAGATGTTAACAATGAACCTTTCTCCCCTCTTCAGGAATCAACAATATCAAGAAGAAGAAAGAGATCTGATAAGCCTTTAATTGACACTGGATCCTTAAGAAATAGTATTAATTCTAAATCAACTAACAATACAGCAATAGCAGGAACTAATAAAATTTATGCTAAATATCAAAACTTTGAAGCAGCAAAAGGAAGTTTAGGAACTGAAGAAGTTACTCAAAATGTAAGAGAATTTACAAGAACAAGAAGAGGGAAGAGAGAAAGAGTAAGAAGTCATACAAGAAAAAGAACTATAGATACTCCCTGGGGAGATAAACCAGCTAGACAATTTATAGGATTTTCTAAAAGTCAAATTATCAAATATAGAAAAGAGATTAATCAATTTTTAAAAGGAGGAAAATAATGCCAAAGAAAATATTCAAGGTAGGAAACTATGGCTCTAAAGGTTCTTATACTAGGGAAAAATTAGAAAGTTGGAAAGGAAAAGAGTTTTCAATTACAGCAGGACACGTTGAAGATTGGAAAAATAATGGTTATCCCATAACATCTATTCCAGTTGCTGGAAGTTGTAAGGTTACAGGGGTAGATGATAGTGGATTTTTATTAGGAGAATTTTCATATAATAATTTTGGAGAAGGTATTAAAGATAAATATCCTAATTTATCTATTGGCCTAGATGCAAGTGGACCAAATCATATAGCACTATTAGGTTATGCACCACCACATATAAAGGATCTATCTAAATCTTTTAGTGAGTTCTCTAAAGATCTATCTACTTTACAAGAAGAAGGAATAAATATTGAATTTTCAGAAAAAGAAAATAGTGGCCAAGAATTAATTGATGAATTAGTGGAGAAATTAAAAACTTTAAATATTTCAGAAAATATTAATTTATCAGCTTTACAAGAAGTAATGTATGAGAAGCAAGATTCTTTATACATGATTAAAAAACTAAAAGAAAATGGTTACACTGTTGAGAAAACAGCAGAATTTTCAAAAGAAATTTTAGGAACTATTGCAGAAACTTTAGGAATGGAATTAAATCCTAAGAAAGTTGAAACCTTAACATCTAAAGAAATTTATGCAAAAGCTAAAGCAGAATTTACAAGAGATGCAGAGAGAGATACTTTAAAAAATATTATCACTAGTAAAGTTCCACCAGTATTAAAATCACTAATTGAGTTTGCAGTAGATAAGGCCTTTGAAGAAAATGAATATTCTAAAGTTATAGAGTTTTCAGAAACTGAAAAAGTACCAATGGCAGAAAAATTAAAAGAATTTACTAAACAAGATGGACCTTTTGCTCATTTATTTAAAAATGTAAGTGAAAATATAGAATTTTCTGAAGAAGAAAATCCAACACAAGAAGCTATAAATTTAATGAAAAAATTAGGAGGTATATAAAATGGCAATTTTTGACAGAAAAGAATATACAGCAAAGAAAGATATCAAAAGAATTCAACCAGATATGAGAGTGGTTGCAGGGGTTGGAGCTTTAAAACAATTTCAAGCAATAGCTCAAAATAAAACTGATGGGAAGTTTTATGCCTATGTGGCAAAAGATGCAAATAAAGGGATTATAGCAGGACTTTATACAGGTGAAGATATAACAGCAAAAGATGGAGATTCTATATCTATTTCTACTTTAGCTATAATAGCAAAGGAAGAAATACATGGTGTAGATTGGGATACTGATTTTACTGCCATATCTCAATTAAAAAATTCAGGAATTATTTTAACAGGAAAAATAGAAGGAACTAAGGAGGCTTAATTATGAACAAAAAAATGATATATTTAGCAGCACTTATAAACGCAGCAACTCAACAAATAAATGTACCTCAAACTTACTCTACAAAATTTAAAACATCAGGTAATGCTTATTTATCACCTACTGAAAGAATAAGAGTAGATGAATTAGCAGATCACTTTGTAGTGGCAGGAATAGTTGGAAGAAATGAAATTCTACCTATTTTAGGTAAAGATGGGTTCTCTACTATAGAATTTGCTCCTGATATTATTGGTGGACAATTTACATATACTCCTACTGATGTTATCCAATTACAAGCTGGAGTTCCAACATATACAAAAGATGGAAGTGTAATAGAATCAGCAAAAGCATTAGAAGTAAAATATGCAAAAATAGCAAGAGCAGCAATAGCAAATAAATTTGAAAGACAATGTGCTGAAGTTTATTTAAAAGGAACTTATACAGGAGAGGACAAAAAACCTTTAACAGTAGGAAAAAAAGAAAATAAAACATTAACTTTAACAGATAAAAAATGTTCTGATGAAATTATTAAATTATTCCTTAATTACAGAAAAAAATTCAATGTTTCCCCTAAAATAGAAGTTGGAATGTCTGTATTTAATAAAATAAAAAATGAAGCTAATGATTCAAATCAAAATATAAATGGAGTTAAATTTCAAATGGGGGATATTCCTAAATTAACAATAGGAAATTTAGTTATTGAAATGCTAGAAGATACTAAAGGTCCAAATGGTGATTTAATAGATACTT